TTATAGTGGAGATGTACTTTATATTGAAAATAGAGCCAAAATTACTAGACTACAGAATCAAGTAGAAGATTTTAAGATTGTATTGGAGTTTTAACGGATGCCTAAATTAACACAAGATTTTAATATATCACCTTATTATGATGATTTTGATGAAGCGAATAAATTTTATAAGGTTTTATATCGTCCTGGATATTCAGTTCAGGCAAGAGAATTAAATCAAATACAATCTATTCTTCAAAGTCAATTAGAAAAAACAGGAGATACCCTTTATCAAGATGGTTCTAAAGTTTTAGGAGCAGAATTAGTTTTAAATAATAAAATTAATTCTTTAAAACTAAAACCAACATATTCGAATATCGCTATTGTTTCATCTAATTTTAATGGTAGAATTATTCAAGGACAAACATCTGGTGCAAAAGCAGAAGTTGTAACGAGTAAACTTTTTTCGGTAACAAATTTAGATATTTTGATGATAAATTATGTTGATGATATTAAATTTTTAGACAATGAAACAATTAATACGATTGATACGGGAACAACATATTACGCAAGTATTGCAGGAGAGGCTGACGGACTAACAGGAGCAACTACATCTACATCTTTAGCTTCTGGTTTGGGTTCTATAATTAGTGTCAATGAAGGACTATTCTATCTTGGTGGTTATTTTTTACATGTTTCTCCCCAAAATCTTATTTTAGATACTGAGAATAATAATCCTACTACAAGAATAGGATTATCAATTGTAGAAACTATTGTTACAAGTATTGAAGATTCTTTACTTTTAGATAATGCAATAGGAACCCCTAATTATTCTGCTCCTGGAGCAAATAGATATAAAATTGATTTAACATTATCTACAAAAACTTATTTTGAAAAAGGTAGAATAATAGCATCATCGGGTGTTACTTTTTCTGTAAATACGAAAGATAATAGATCAGGAACAGTAAGTGTGACAACAACTACTGATCATAACTTGTCTGTGGGTGATGTTATAGTTGTATCGGGTGCAACTGAAACAGAATATAACGGAAAATATACAATTGCAACGACCGCCTCTACTACAACATTTTCTTATCAAATACAAGGTAAACCCTCAACACCTGCATCTGGAACACCTGGATATGTAACAGGAGTAGTTGATCCAATTGCTAAAACTGCGGATGCTGATTTTATTGAATTGTTAAGAGTAGAAAATGGTGAAAAAATTGAAGAAGTGAAATTTCCTATTATGGGAAATATAGAAAAAACTTTAGCAAGAAGAACATTTGATGCTTCTGGAGATTTTACAATTAGACCATTTTCTCTTGATGTTCTTGATCATAAAATTAAAGGAGTTGCTTCTGATAGAACAACAACAAATACAAGTACAACTGTTACTGCTAATGGTGCAAACTTTATAGCAGATGTTAATGTTGGTGATACTATATTCTTTTCAGGAAATACTTCAAGAACTGCCGCAGTTACATCACTAGGAAATACTACATCTCTTACGTTAACAACTGGAACTGCTTTAGGTGATGGAAGCACTAATCAAAGAATAGGTGTTTCTACAAAAATAACCGCAGAATTAAGTCCAGGAAAAGCATATATTAAAGGATTTGAATACGAAACTCTAATTCCAACATACGTAAATTTAAATAAAGCAAGAAGTACAGAATCGGTTACCGCAGAAAAACAAGGAGTTGAATTTGGACCATATGTAATTGTATCAGATGTTATTTCTAATACTGCATTTACTTTAGGGGTAAATTCTGCAACTATTAATTCAACATCTGGAGGAACGGGTGCTGATTTAATGGATTTACACATGGTTAAGTGGCCATCAACCAGTCAATGTGAAGGAACGGTATCTGCAAATGCTATTGCATATGATTCTGCAGGAGCTGTTAAATATGTTGGTATTGATACTACTTCAGCCGCATCAGTAGCAAATACAAAAATAGGAACAGTACGATTAAGACAGCTTGATTTTAGAGCAGGAAGAAATTCTGGTGTAATTTCAGAATATGGTGATGGTGCTAATGCAAATGGTACTTATCATAAAAAGTTTCCTGTAATATATGATGCTCATTTATTTGATTTTAGATTCGAAAAAACTACAGGTGATGTCTATGCCGGTAATGCTAATACATCCCGAATTCGATTACCAATAACTGGGGCCAATTCTTTTCCTACAGTTAATTGTTTATATAATGCAACCATAACTGTTAATACGGCTTATTTGGGAGTTAATACTTCTGATACTAGAGACATAATTCTTTGGACAGGTTCCAGTACTGCCGCGCCCATATCCGCCTCATATACTGCAGTTTTAGATAGTGCATTAACACAACAGTCTCAATCTGATTCTACTTATTCTTTGAATTTTGGAGTTAAAGATATTGGTTCTATTGTTGAAGTAGATAGTTCAACTATTACTAAAGCAATGAATATTGATATTAGTGGTAGAAATGATTTAACTGAAACTGGAAATACTGTTTTATTTGATAACAATGATGATCAAAGATCATTATTATTTCCTTATCAAAATAAAATACTTTCTAGTTTGACAAAAGCAAATTATAAATTTAAAAGATCATTTACAAAAACACTTTCTGGTGCTGGAACTACATCTATAACGGCGCCAACGGGAGAATTGTTTTATCCAGCAACTGGCGCAGGACAGATTTCTACTTCTGAAAGAGATGCCGATTATTTAGTTTGGTGTACAGGAGTTGGAGTTGCATCTGCAAAATATGGAGACTTCATTGAGTTTACTAATACTTCTGGTACTAGCATTGGATCAGAAAATCGATCACTTTCATTGGATGCGGCAGGAGAAACATTATCTATTGATGTGACAGGTGGAGATTTAGGAGTTTCGGGTGGTATTAATTATACTAATCAACCAATATACGTTATTGCTACAATGATGTCTGATCCTAGAGCGGGTAATGATTTTGGAGCAACTCTTGATAATGAGGGAATTGGTAAAAAAACTTTAGTAACAGGAAATACTACAGTTGCTAATGTAGAATCTGGTTCATCAAATACGATTCAGGCAGATTCTGGGCAAATTCATTTGGGAATAGCCATGAATGCAGAACCAGGTGTTGCTAATAGTTTAAAACTAGCAGATATTAAAAAACTACATGCTGTTGTAACTTCTTTAAACCCAACTGCTGAAGTTACAAATGCTATGGTACTTGCGGCCATGTCTGATACTGCAGATGTTCATAATATCACAAGCAATTTTATATTTAATGATGGACAAAAAGACAATTATTATGATTATGGAACTATAACTTTAAAAACCGGAGAAGATAGACCAGTTGGACAAGTAGTAGCAATAGTTGATTATTATAATCATACAGGTTATGGTCCATTTACAGTTGATTCTTATATTTGGTCGGGTTCTGGAAATACTGTGTATAAAGAAATTCCATCATATACAAGTTCGACAACTGGTACAAAAGTTGAATTAAGAGATATGATTGATTTTAGACCTAAGAGATTGGGTTATGAAACATCAGATGGAACTAATTCTCAAGACAATGATATTACATTAACAGCAAATGTATTTAATGAAAAAGCAATGCCCGATTATGATTATACATTTGATACAGATTATAGTTATTATATTTCTAGAAAAGATAAAATTGTATTGAATAGAGATAAGACATTTGATGTAATTGAAGGAGTAGCAGATAAATTTCCACTATTACCTGCAGATGATGATGATTCGATGACATTGTATAATCTTGAAATACCAGCATATACTTTTAATGCAAATGATGTGAAAACAAATTATGTTGATAATAAGAGATTTACAATGAGAGATGTTGGTAGACTTGAAAGAAGAATTGAAAATCTTGAATATTATGTTTCTCTTAGTTTATTAGAAAAAGAAGCTGATGGATTAATTATTACTGATGCTAATGGTCAAGATAGATTTAAAAATGGAATTCTTGTAGATCCATTTGCAGGACATAATGTTGGAGATGTTTTTAATGATGACTTTAATGCATCTATTGATTACGATAAAAAACATTTAAGACCAGCATTTAATACAGATTTACATCCATTAAATTTTAATGCAAATTCTGATGGTGGAACTGCTTTTTCGACTTTAGTAAATAATTCTGGTGTATTAACTTTACCGTTTGCATCAAATACGTTTATAGAAATGCCCCTCACAGGATCGAATGAGAGTAAAAATACTCAAAAAACTTTTCAAATAAATCCTTTCTCTGTTCAGAATTATATGGGTCAAATGAAATTAGATCCGTATGGTGATACCTGGTATGATCAAACTAGTCAAGTACAAGTAAAAGTTAATATTGAAGGACAATATGATAATTGGACTTCGGGTTTTTTAGCAAACAAGGGACACGGTACTCATTGGAATGATTGGGAAGAAATTTGGTCTGGATCTCAAATTAATAATGAAGTTAAAGAAGGTGTTAGAGATATAGGTGATATATCAAATAATAATAGAAAAGCAAAAACAACAGAACAATCTAAAACATTAACTGGATTAAGTTCAGGAAGTGTTCCAGAAAAAATTGTTAAAACTGTTGGAAATAAAATAGTTAATTTAAGTGTAGTTCCAAAAGTAAGAGAACAATCAGTAACTTTTATTACTAAAGGATTAAAACCAAATAAAAATGTTTATGCTTATTTTGGCGATCTAAATGTATCGAGTAATGTAAAACAAGCATGTGTTGCAAGTTTGTCAAATGTAAGCACATCTAATGTATTTCGAACAACTCCAGGAAATTTTGAACAAGCTACAATTCAAGGTTCAGGAGTAAATGCAAGTAATACTGCTACAATTATTTACATGAGTGATAGAAATCTTCAGAATAATTGTACTGTTTTGCTTACAGATTTATCTGCTCAAACTGCTTTTACTGTTGGATCAGTAATTCAAGGAGATGATACTGGAGCAAATGGATCTATTACTGCAATTACTCATTATGGTTTTGAAGATACACAATTTGATGTTTCTTCTGAAGGTGTTGTTGGAGGAGTTTTTAATATTAAATCTGATACATTTACAGGAAGTCAAAATCTTTTTAGATTGACGGATGAAGCAGATAATATTCCTGCTACTACAACATCAGTTGCAGAAGAGGTATTTCATTCTACAGGTACACTTGATAATAAAAATGAATTGGGTCTTGTTTCTCTCAGACCATTTATTTCTAGACGAGAAAATATCAAAGAAGAAAGAATTACAAGAGCAACTTCTGATAGTAGACAATCAAAATCTACTGATTATATGAATCCGATGGCGCAAACCTTTTCTATTGATAAAAATCAATATCCTGCGGGTCTTTTTATTGATTCTGTAACTTTATTTTTTAATGGAAAAGATTCATCAGTAGGAAATAAAACTCCTGTAAATTTACAATTAAGACCTATGATTAATGGAACGCCGAGTACATCATTGATTATACCAGGAAGTGAAGTTATTTTAACTCCTGGAAGAATTACTGCAAATACAAGTATACCAGTTGCAAATACTAGCGGAGGATTTCCTGCTGGCTTTATAGGTAATTCTGATACTGCGAATAAAAGTAATTCAGATGTTGGTTCAAGAACAATGTTTAAATTTGATCATCCTATTTTTCTTGCCCCCGAGGAATATGCAATTTGTATATCAACCAATAGTAGTGCATATAAACTTTATGGATTTGAGTATGGCGCTTTTCATACAGGAACTTCTAGAAAAATAACAAAACAACCTTATATTGGAGATTTTTTCAAACCTTCAAATGTAGGAACTTGGGAAGAAGTATCAGATCAGGGTTTAATGTTTCAATTGGATAGATGTGAATTTGTATCAACAAATGCATATGCTAGATTAGATAATTCTGATATTTCAAGTGGAAATGCAACTTCAAATACAACTATAGATTCATTTAAAATAATAACAGAATCATTTAATTTTGCAAATACTTATACAAGTTTTGATTATTATGCAACAGATTTGGCGGCCACAGTAAAAGGTTCTAATGTAAGATTTAAAGAAAATAAAAATGTTGATTTCAAAAAACAAAAGCAAATCACGTATCCACAACCCGCAAATAATAGTTTTACAATTAATGCTTATTTTGAAACTGCAAATACTTTAATATCTCCAATACTAGATGACCAAAGAACAGGTGTTATTACTATTGAAAATATTATTAACAATGGAAGTTTATCAAATTCTGATATAGTTCTATCTAATACTGGATCTCTATATTTTGCCGCAGAAATTGGAAGTTCAACAAGCAATGCGGCATCAGAAGGTAATACAAGTGTATTTGTAGTATCTGCTCCTGATATTGGTTCAAATACTGCAACATTGGCCGCTAATACTCATGCAAATGGATTTATTAATCAAGTTGTTGTGGTAAATGGTGGTGAAGGATATATTTCTACACCAACTGTTACTGTGGTTGATGGTGGAACGGAAGCGGCAGGCACTCCTGTACGAAGTACAACAAGTGCAGTTGTTAATATTGTTGGCGAAGGAGCTAATAATACTGCAAATATACAAACAACAAATGTAGTATCATTTTCTTCTGGTGGTAATTTAAAAGCTAGATATATTTCAAGAAGAGTTACATTAGAAGAGAGTTTTGATGCAATGGATCTTAAATTATATTTGGATGCATATAAACCAAGAGGTTCTAATATTCATGCTTATTATAAAGTTCTTTCTGGTGATGATTCGGAATCTTTTGATGAAAAACCTTGGATGCTTATGTATCAAAAAACTGCAGACACTACTTTTTCTATAAATGAAAATGATTTTAAACGATTTCAATTTAGTACATTTGATGAAAAAATTACTTATATATCTGGTGGCGGAGCAAAATTTGAAAGATTTAGAACATTTGCAATTAAATTGGTTATGACTTTAAATAGAACATCACAGGATACTTTTATAGGTATTCCTAAAATAGTTAATTTACGAGCAATTGCTCTTGATAGTGAAGGTAGTCCTTGATAGTAAAAACAGATAATCCTAGATATCATAGAGATATATTTTCTAATGCAATTATTGCAACTGATCAGCAAGTTTTGTTGAAACATAGACAAAAAGTATCACAAATTAATACCATAAAAGTTAATGAAAATGAAATAAATACTTTAAGAACAGAAGTTAATAATATGAAAGATGATATTAATAAAATTTTAGAATTGTTAAGTAAGGATAAAGATGGCGATATCTGAAAGTAGCATCACAGATGTAGTTTTAACTAATACATTTGAAGAATGGCGTTCAAAAACAAATCAACTTATTACAGTAATAAATGAAAATTTAGATGATGACCCTGTTACTTCTTTATTGTCTGCTGATTCTCAGGGTGGACTAACAATTAATACGATAAGTGCAGATATTGTTACAGGAGCAAATGTAACTGGTACTAGATTATTGTTTTCTGGATCTCCTGAAATAAATTTCACTGGTGCGACTGTTACTGATTTGGGAACTTCTGCTAAATTTGCATTAGTTGAAGATTCTGGAGCAACTATAACTGGCTCTAGTCCTGATAGTAAAATTGAAAGAGCCCAAATAAATCAATGTGAAATAAATTTAAATGGTGCAAATTTAAATGCAAACAGCCCTGGAGCTGGGGGAACATCCACAATTAATTTTAATGGAGCAACGATTTCTGACTTAGGGACCGTTTCTGTAGCTACATTTAATGGTGGAACGATTAATAATATGAATGTCAATATTACTGATGCTTCAACGGCACAATTTATTACAGTATCCGCGGCGGGTCCTCACATATTTACTGGTGCATCCTTTAATTATGGAACATATAATAATCCAACTACAATCGGAGGAATTACGCATTCTGCAAATATATCGATAAATGCTTCATCGGCGTTTGTAGCTAATGTTGGAGCTATTTTTGGCTCAGATGTAGCCAGTGCTAATGTGGCTATTGGTGATTTTCCAGAATATACTCATCTCACAGGTCCAAAACTCCCAACTTCATCTAAAGGAAGACTGCACATAAGATCAGATTTTGCACTACCAGGGACTGAAACTCCTACTGCAGTTGAAGCTGTTGCTGATGAATTAGTATTAGAAAATGAAAATTTTGTAGGAATGACACTTTTATCTGATACTGCATCTAATGCACATATTATGTTTGGTGATACTGATGATCAAAAGAGGGGATCTATAATTTATGATCATGATACAGATAGTATGCATGTAGTCACAGATGGTGCAAATACAGCCGTATTTGCTAATGAATATGGCGGTTCTCTGCAAATTGTTGGCGGAGACACATACTCAGCGGCGGGTCAGGCAGGCAAATTACATGTAAACGTAGGATCGACTGATGGTATAACAGGAATGTATTTAGATTCAAATGATGTAGATCAAAGAGCAATTAAAATTGATGCGTCACAAACAACTATGAATGTTTTTGAGATTGTGGCTGATACGTTCACAACTGGTCATGTACTTTCAATCCGTCGGAATCTTGATTCTAACTATGCTAATGGTTCTTTAATACATCTTACAGACGATAATGCTTCAACAAATGTTAGAGCAATAATTGATATAGTTCAAGAAAATTCGTCTGCTAGTGGAACAGTAGGATTAAAAATTAAAACAGATGGAGGAACAGGAATTTCTGTTGTACAGAATGCATCTGGTGCAAAAGCAGGAATTTCTGTTGAACAGAATGCACCTCATCACGGAATAAGTGTTGTACAGAATACAGATAAACCAGGAATAAATGTTTGGTCTAGCCAAGCTCATACAGAAGCATTGGGCAAGTTTCATTCAACTAGTGCTAGTGCGACTGGTCCTTCTTTATATGTTCATGGAAGTGGTTCAGGTGCAACAAAAGTTTTACATGTAGCAAATTCCGCTGGTGATATTTTTTCTGCAAGAGCAAATGGAGTAACTTATTGTCACCGCATAGAATGTGGTGCTTTTTTAACTGCAGAACATCCTACTAGTGCAATTCATTTACTGGGAGTGAGAGATACAGGCGGAACAGTTGTAAATCTTAGTTAAATTGTAAATCAAACATAAGATAAAAATGGCAAAACCTAGCACAAGAGAAGAATTAAAACAATATTGTCTTAGATCATTAGGACAACCAGTTATTGAAATAAACGTAGAAGATGATCAACTGGAAGATCGAATGGACGAAGGCTTGCAGTTTTTTCAAGAATATCATTTTGATGGTGTTGAAAGAATGTATAATGTACACCGAATTACGGGGTCAACTGTTAAAATTGCTTCAAACGTAGGTGATTTTACAGCAGGTGAAAAAATAACTGGCGGAACATCAAATGCAACTGCAACTGTAGTTTCTTCAAATACTACAATTATTACATTTAAAAATCATAAAGACACGGATGATATTTCAAATAATGATGTAACATCTAGTTTTTCAAATGCTGAAACAATAACTGGAAGTACAAGTGGATCTACTGCAGTAGCCGATACTGATGCATCGTTAGTTACTTTTGGTGATGTAGACAATCATTATATTACATTAAGTGATTCCATAATTGGTGTGACGGGTATTTTTGATATACAAGATACTGGTGCAGGACAAACTTCAGGTGATTTGTTTTCGTTTAGATATCAATTTCATTTAAATGAAATGCCTTATCTTACTGCTACTTCTATAATAAATTATAAAATGTCAATGCAACATTTACAATTGTTGAATGACATGTTTGTAGGAAAAAAACCTCTACGATTTAATAGACATCAAAATCGATTATATTTAGATATAGATTGGTTAAATGGTGATCTTGAAGTCGATGAATATATTGTTGCAGAGTGTTATAGAATAATTGAACCTGCAACATTTACAGATGTATATAATGATATGTTTTTAAAGAAATATACAACTGCATTGTTTAAAAGACAATGGGGCGCTAATTTAATAAAATATGAGGGCGTTCAACTTCCAGGAGGAACGACATTAAATGGAAGAACAATGTTTGAAGAAGCAATAACAGAATTGAGAGAAACAGAAGAACAAGTATCTCTTAAATACGAATTACCAGTTGACTTTATGGTTGGTCCAGGATAATGCCTACTAATTCTTATTTTAATCATTTTCAAAATGCATCAGAACAAAATTTACATCAAGATTTAATAATAGAATCTATAAAAAATTTTGGCATAGATAACTATTACCTTCCAAGACAATATATGAATGAGGATCTTCTTTATGGAGAAGATACTATTTCGCAATTTAATCAATCCCATTTAATAGAAATGTATGTTAAATCAGTTGATGGGTTTGAGGGAGAAGGCGATTTTATTTCAAGATTTGGATTAGAAATAAGAGATCAAGTAATTTTTTCTGTAGCCAGAAGACGATGGGAAAATTTAGATACTGGTTATGATAGGCCAAGAGAGGGCGATGTAATATTTTTTCCATTAAATAAAAAACTTTATGAAATTAGATTTGTTGAACATGAATCAATGTTTTATCAGTTTGGTAAATTACCAATATTTGATTTAACATGTGAATTATTTCAATACGATGATCAAAGAATTGATACTGGTATTGAAGACATAGATGAAGTAGAAGATAAATATGCTTATTCAATAGAAGTAAATGTTGAATCGGGTGGATCGGGAAATTATGTAGATGATGAATATGTATATGTTGGAAGCACAGAAAGTTCTGCAAATACGAAAGGAAGAGTAATATCTTGGAATTCTACTGATAGAGTATTGAAATTAACGGATTTGGTGGGTAGTTTTACCTACTCTCAAAATGTTGTCGGCAATACAAGCGGAGCATATTTTACTGTAACAGCAACACCAGATACACAAGTATTTGTTAATGATGCTTCTGCAAATAATATAACTATTGAAACTGAAGCAGATTCTATTATTGATTTTTCTGAATCAAATCCATTTAGTGAGGGTGATTTTTAAGTTGTAGATTCTGCAAGAATTGTGATCATGCCTTCAACTATCCTTTCCTTTGTTACAGCATCCACTTGGGTGTATTCAACATCATAAACATATAATCCAGAAGACATATTTGCTGTTTGAGTGGCATTAGCAGTTATTGTGACATTACTGCCTGCTACTGCGGCTGTAAAAGATAGTATCCAAGAAGTATTAGTGGTTGTATGGTCTTTCTTCATTTTAGAAGCACAAGTACCAGTACTTATAGTTACATTTGAATTGTTTGCATCTTTAGCAGTAAAAACTTTTTCAAAGTTACTACCTTGATACATTGTTAAATTTTCGCCTTGAGTTTTTATTGTAAGTGCCATAAGACTATTTATACAACTAAATAATATTATATTATAATCTTTATGGAGTGTTATGTTAGGACAAACTTTTTATCATCAAACAATAAGAAAATATGTTGCGTTGTTTGGAACATTATTTAATGATATTAATATCGAAAAAAAGGATTCGGGCGGTAATGTTTTATCTCGTCAAAAAGTACCAATAGCCTATGGTCCAAAGCAAAAATTTCTTACGAGAATAAATCAAGATGCTGATTTAGATAAGCAAGTTGCTATTCAACTTCCTAGAATGGGATTTGAAATGACTGGTATGGCTTATGATCCTATTAGAAAATTAAATACAATAGGGACATTGACACATAAAGAAACGATAAATGGAAATCGTAATGTTAAGAAGATGTTTAATCCTTCTCCATATATTTTTGATTTTTCTTTATATGCTTTTGTAGAAAATGCTGAAGATGGTACTCAAATATTAGAACAAATCCTTCCGTTCTTTACTCCAGAATTTAATGTAACTGTTAATATTATAACAGATATGGGACTTTCTATAGATATTCCAATTGTTATTCAAAGCGCAACAAGTGAAGATTCTTATGAAGGAGAGTTTTCTGCCAGAAGAACAATTATCTGGACCATATCTTTTATGATGAAAGGATTTATATATCCTGATATCAAAACTGGTCAATCGATAATCAAAAAAATTGAAGTGGCTTTTAAAGAAATTGCTGGGGCCAACCCAACTGATGCCCTCAATGAAGTGTTATTAGAAACTTCTACTCCTTTCAACAATGATCAATTTCTATTAGAAACAGGAAGTTTTCTTTTAACTGAGAATAGTACGACCGAACTTGGTTTTGATAATATAATCAGTAAAATTACAGTTGTTCCTGAAGGAGGATCAAATACATATATTACTCCAGGAGATGATTTTGATGCAAATACTACGATAACAGTTTACAATCCACCAGTACGTTATGATGAATCAACTGGTACATATGAGTGAGATAAATTACAATGAAAACTTTCGAAGATAAATTAGATAAAATATTAGAAATACCTGCTAGTTCTATTATTAAAAAGCCCCCAGAAAGAAAAATGGTTGAATCAAACACAAATGATTTGAATACTGATTATAAGTATGCCCGTGAAAATATATACAATATTATTGAAAGAGGACAAGATGCTATTGAAGATTTATTACAAGATGCAAGAGATAGTGGTAACGCTAGAATGTTTGAAGTTGTTGGTCAATTGATTAAAACTGTAGGTGAACAAAATCAAAATTTATTAAATGTTCATAAGCAAGTAAAAGATATTACACAAGAAACAAACTCTGGTCCCAATAATGTAACAAATGCATTATTTATAGGTAGTACTGCAGAACTTCAAAAAATGTTAAACGATAAAGAAAAATGAAAAAATTTAAACAATACTTAAAAGAAATAGAAGAAGTAGAAGTCGATGAAGATAATAAAGATGCATTAAAAAGAGCATTAGCCTTACATAAGTTTAAACAAAAGGGTGGAAAAATAGATAAACAACCAGATTCTTTAGAGAAACCATATGGCAACCTTTCTAAAGATGATTTAAAACGTGCAAAAAAAATTGTTCAATATAAAAAAGATAAAAAAGAATAATGGCTCATTTAGGACAAATTGATAGAAGAAATCCAGGAGATGTGGTTTTTACACGATATGTTACAAAAAACCCTGACTGGAAGAAATTGAAAGTAAGAATAGAGAATGGTCAGTTTGCCGAAATGTTTGAAGATAAAAATAATGAATTAGAAAGTATGAATATTAATATTCACCCAAGAACTGAGATAAAATTAGCTTCAAATAAATACAAAGAATTTGAAAAAAAAAAGTATGCTAATATTGAATATCAAAGAAAAAAGGGTTATGTATTAATTTCAAAAATAAGAAAACCCACAAACAATCTTGATGCCGAAAGACCTCAAAAATTACAAATATTAGCAGAAGATTTTACAGAAAAAGGTAAAGACGAAAAAATAACAGTACTTACTAAAAAAGATGTTCCTGTAAAATTATTTGAAACTTTTGATGAATTAAAAAAAAGCGTTATTTGGGGTTTAAATAATAGAATACATGACAATGATTATGTTATAGAAAAAATAAAATCTTATTTAGATAAAGATGATTTATCTGAAATTGATTTGAATGGTGTTGATGATAGTCATATTGATGAGCTTGGTGTATATTTTGGTGAAATTTTAATAGGAATATTAGCATTCAAAAATCAACTATCAAACACATGTACTCCTTCTGATATGTTTGGTATAAACTTGAAATCTTTTAGTATTCCAACTGATCCTGCTTTTAAACTTGTTGATAGTAGTTTGACATTTGATACGAATACTGTTAGTGTATCAAGTAAATATGATAAAGGGGCCGCCGCTTCATTTATGTCAAATATCCTTCCTTATGGAATGAAAAAGCATCTTACTTATAAAAATTGTTTTTTTAAAAAAATGTGCATGGTTGCATCTAAAATGGGATATACATCAAAACAAGTAGGAGCAAATAGATTTAAATTTTCAAAGAATATAACATTTGAAGCTGGATTAAGAGAAGTATTAAAAATAAAAAAAGCAATCGTAAAAAATTCAAATCATTCTCTTTATGATAGTATTCGAAAAGTTGCAATGGGGCAAGAACTTACACAAAAAGAAAATCAAGAACTTGATGAAGTAATAGAAGCAATAGAAGATTATTTTATAAAGAAAAAAACTTTTGATGGAAAAGAGCAAGTTATACTAACAATAAGAAATAATTATCCTTTTACAATTACTTCTTTTTTTAATTATTCTGTAGCGAGCAATTTAAACAATGATCCTTTATCAAAAAAATACGTTAGTGATATCATCGGGGGCAAAGATTTTTATCAAGCAAATTTAAGCAAGACTAAATGGAGAAAAGGAATTATTGATATTAAAATGGTTTCTCCTAAATCTGCTTCGTTAAAAATATTAGGATCAATGTCAGGCGCTACAGATTTTACTGCAAAACAGGGTTTAGTAAATTACGAATTGAAATAATGGCACAAGATACTTACGCAGGAAATCCTCTTCTTAAAGGGGCATATCAATCATTAGAATATGATAAAGAAACCATAGAAGATTATATTAGGTGTTCTAAAGATCCTGTATATTTTGCAAAAAACTATATGAAGATTATTCATGTTGATCATGGTTTAATGCCCTTTGATCTTTATGATTATCAGGAAGAAATGGTTCAGACAATGCATGAGAATCGTTTTGTTATTTGTAAAATGCCTAGACAAACTGGAAAATCAACAACGATTGTTGCTTACTTA